ATGGAAGAAGATGATCCTTATATTACAACCGGGAATATCCGTTTTCATTCTGGTATAGCAGGTGGAGGAACAATATTTAATGATGGGTGTCAAATGTTTGAAGATACCCTGTATTTTATCATTGATTGGAGGAAACGTAATGAAAAACAATGACGAAATTTTAATCGGAGCGTGTGATGTGTATATGTATGAATTTACCGGAACAGAGATCCCGGAACACGCGACCATTGAAACAGAAGAACATGATGTCGGGCATTGCTCTTCTGGGTTTACCGTAAATTATAAGCCGACAAAATACGATGTGAAAAATCAGTATGGACAGATTGTAAAGTCTGCGATCACAGAAGAGGCGATCTCGGCAAAGACGGGAGTTTTATCGTGGAATCTTGCGAATATGTCTCTCTTATCCACCGGAGTCTACACGGAAGATAAGGCAGGAAAGAAAAAAGATCTGATTTTTACCGGGGATGGAAAGGCATTAAAAACAGTTTTGCTTAGGGCAGTACACACAAAGGAGAACGGGAAAAAGATTCGTTTTACGATGATCGGCCAGGGCGGATCGGGATTTGCAATCGCGTGGGAGAACAAAGAAGTAACGATCGATGCAGAATTAACGGCGATCAAGAAAGTAAAAGGTTTCCTTGCAAGTTTTGAAGAAGAACTTACGGACGAAGAAGCGGCGGCGATTGTCGCGGCATAGGAGGGCGCAGTACGGTGTTAGATTTAGATCAATACATGAACAATTCCGTGAAAATAAAGCTGTTTGGGAAAGAATATGATGTATTCGAGCCGACAGTCGGAATGATTTTAGAAATGGATCAGTTAGAGGCGGATCTGTCCGAAGACAATGTGTATGAAAAACGGATCGATGCATGCTTGCTCCTGATAAATCATAACAGGCAGGGCAGGGAGTTTACGGCGGATGAGATAAAAAAACTTCCGTTAGAAGCAGTTATCCGTTTGATTGCGGAAGTATCAGCGCTGCGGCTGAAAGCAGATACAGACCCAAACTCCGAATCCCAGTTCCGGAAGGAGAAATCGGAAAAGCAATCTGCGAAAAGTATTTCCCGACAGAGAACTGGGAAAGAGCATACAGCCTAAAAACAGGAATTATAAAAAGAATAAGCCAGTATACCGGATTGAACTTTCGTGAGGTCTTGGAACTGCCTTATTCTTTTTATTTGTTATTAAATCGGGAAAGCTGGATCGCAAGCTATCAATCGTCCGAAGCCGGAAGAGAAATACTAAAGAATTTGTGGAGGCTGCAGCAGACCGAGGCGGATGAAGTCGCAATCCATAAATTCGCAGAAGGGAGACGAAAATGGCAGGAGGCATAAAATTAGCACCTCTTTTAACAGAGATCAAAGTTGATATCGAAAACTTTAAAAGCGATATGGAGAAAGCGGCTGCAATCGGAACAAGTGAAGCAAAGCGGATCAGTCAGGAGATGGAAACGACGGCGAAAGTCGGAGAAAAATTTTCTAAAGCAGGTGATCTGCTGACGAAAGGCTTGACACTTCCGATCGTGGGCGTAGGCGCCGCAACGACAAAAATGGCGGTTGATTTTGAGAGCAGCTTTGCAAAAGTAAGTACACTTCTGGATTCAAATGTCGTAGATTTTGCGCAGTACAAAAATGAGCTTCTTAATGCAAGTAGTGAAACGAAGGTGGCGGTGGATGAATTTTCAGAAGCCGTTTACTCTTCTATTTCTGCCGGGGTGGATCAAAAAGAAGCGATCCAGTTCACGACGGATGCGATGAAACTTGCAAAAGGCGGTTTTACAGACGGGGCGAAAGCAGTAGACGTCCTCACGACGGCAATTAACGCGTATGGATTGCAAGCGAGTGACGCCACGAGAGTATCCGATTTATTGATCACAACGCAGAATTTGGGTAAAACAACGGTGGACGAACTGGCGTCAAGCATGGGAACAGTGATCCCGGTTGCAAATGCGTCGAATTTCAGCATTGAGGAATTGAGTGCATCTTATGCACAGCTTACGAAAAACGGTGTGGCAACAGCGGAATCTGGAACGTATTTAAAAGCAATGTTGTCAGAGTTGTCAAAAAGCGGAAGTATTGCGGACATAACGCTACGGGAGCTGACCGGAAAAGGTTTTGCAGATCTGAAAAAAGAGGGGACGTCTACAACAGAGATTTTGAGTCTGTTAAATGCAGAGGCGCAAAAGAACGATAAGACTTTGAAAGATATGTTCGGCTCGGTGGAAGCAGGATCGGCGGCGTTGGTGCTGTATAAAAACAGCGGCGAAGAATACAACGAAATGCTGCGGGGAATGGAGACAAGCGCAGGGGCGACACAAAAGGCGTTTGAAAAAATAGATGCGACTCCGGCAGAACAGTTAAAAGGCGCATTGAATGAACTTCGGAACGAAGGAGTACGTTTTGGTGCAGCGTTTGTTCCGGTAATCGAGAAAGCGTCTGATATATTAGGGGATGTGGCAGAAGCATTTTCCGAATTAACAGATGAGCAGAAAGAGAATGTGGTGCAGTGGGGAATCACTCTTGCGGCAGCAGGACCGGCGTTAAAACTAATCGGCGGTGGGATTCAAACCTATACCAAGTTAAAGACAGGAATAGGAGCAGTCACAAAAGCGCTTAGTGCTTTCGGTAGCGCACAAGAGGCAGCAGGAATAGGAGGATCTGTACTTGCAAAAAGCTTTACAGGTGTTTTGGGAACATGTGCACCCCTTGCGGCAGGTTTAGCAGTGGTTGGCGCCGGAGTATATACACTCCACGAGCAAAGCGATGTATTGAATTCCACAGTCCTTAAATCGCGAGAGGAAATGTCATGGCTGGAAGAAGCGCTGGCAGACCTGCAAGGAGTTACGAGGTACACGAAAGAAGAACTGGAAGAAATGGGGTATGTTCATAAGGAATTCAGCGATGAGTTAAGCCCTGAATTTCAGGAAGCCGTGGAAGAATCTACGAAAAAGGTACAAGAATTCAGCGTGTACTTGCACGAGATCGGATTTGACGGAATCATGACACAGGAGGAAACCGGTGGGTTTACGAAACGGGTCAATGACATGTGTAGCGAAGTGATCTCGACGATCGAAAGCAGAAAAGAGGAGGCACAAAGCGGACTGAAAGATCTGTTCATCGCAGATGATCAGGTGATTGATGAAAGCGAACAGAAAGTACTGGAACTGTTGTCGCAATCAAGTGATGCGCAGATCAGTGAAGTACAGACGTTACAAGATGAAATTCTTGCGATCCAGCAAAATGCAGCGAATGAAAAACGACAGTTGAATGAGCAGGAAATCGCAGACATCCAAAATTATAATGAACAGATACGTCAGATTGAACTGGAAGCCCTGGGAGGAACAGAGCAGGAGATTCTTTATGCAAAAAATGAGTTTGCTGCTCGAGTGCGAACGATGGATCTGGAAAGTGCATCGGAACTTTTACAAGAGAAAGCGAAGATCCGAGATGATGAGATCGTACAGATACAAGCAGCTTACGATACAGAAATTCAGTTGCTGCAAAGTAAACTTAGCACATGCAAGGAAGAAGATCGGGCGTATTATGAAGAACAGATCGCAAATTTAGAGCAGGACAAGCAGAAAAAGATTACAGAACAGCGTGACCTTTACGATGAATACCTCAGCATTATCGAAGAATATAACCCGAAATTACTGGATGGAATCAGCGACTTGAATGGTCAGATCCTCACAGGAGAGGAGGAAAGGAATGCTGAATATCTGCAAAAGGTACAGGAAAGGTATGCGGGGTTAGAGCAAATTACAGAGTCAGGATGTTATACCCTATATAACATGGAAAAAGGCACGAATGAAGATATCGTGGTCAATTATGATCAGGCAACAGGGAAGATCGTCGGTCTCTACCACGAAGCGTCTTCAACACTCGTCGGATATTCCAAGGAAATCCAAGGCGCGACGGTGGAAATGGCGCTGAACGGAAAAGGGTCTTTTGAGATGCTGGGAACATCCTTAGATGGACTGAAAGAGAAGAACGGTGAACTCGTCAATGCGAATGGGGATGTTGTGAGCTCCTTGTCGGACATTAAAAAGTCTGCAGACGGCACGCGGGAAGGAATTGCGATTTTAAACGGAACACCTTGTGAGGTAAAGGTTAATAAAGACGGAACAATCGCAGATTTACGGGCGATTGATGAGGAGGCGAACAACGCCACGAGAGCGAGGACACTGTCGATCACATTAGCAACGAACGCAATAACAAGTGGCATTAACGCTGCGATTTCAGCAGCGCAGGGATATTCTCACTATAACGGACTTGATAACGTACCTTACGACGGATATCAGGCAGTGTTGCACAAAGGAGAGCGTGTCCTGACAGCAGAGGAGAACAAGGCGTATAGTAACGATCCGGGGATTGATTACAATAAGATGGAAAAGTGTATGAAATCTGCGGTCAGGGAACTTACTTTATCAGTGG